ATAGTTTCTGAATTTCTGTTTCCGTTTTTTATTCTGCAATAATATCATCAAAGATAATAGGTAGTTTCTTTTTAAGTTCTGCCAAAAGAGGAATCGTGACTTCTCTCATTTGAGGGTGCGCCGCCTTTGCTGTTCTTAACTTGAAGAAGTTGCGCCACTCTCTGTAATTTGCAGTGATGGTGATTTCTGTCTTTGCGCTGTTCGGCAATACAGAACGTGCCTCCTGCGGTGTTGTTCCACTGTCTAACAGACTGAAATAGTGCGCTTCTGCGCTTTCCATTGCATGTTTCCAAAAAGTGTAAGAATCAGACAGCGGAGAGAAAAAACAAGGCTCAATAACTGTAATCTCTTTTCCAAACTTATCTTTGCTGTAATTGCAGTACCGTGTGCTTTCCTGTGCAAATGACGCTATTCTATGCCGCACAAGTTCATGTGATACCCCTCTGTCAACCGTAAATTTGACGGACAAAGAGGAATGTTCAATCATAGCTTCATGTCCTTTGTCAATAATCATCTTTACAAACTTCTTTGCTGATTCTCCGTCCTCTGTGATTTTATTCTCGGACTTATAGCACACACGACCGATTTTCTCAATGTGCTGCAATTCCTCAATGCCGCCCTCTGAAATTGGTGTCAAAATCTCGTATCCAGCTTTAATGATTTTCATTTCCCTATCCTCCTATGAATTTATTTGATATGTATATTTTATCATAGGGGAAAGGGATATTTGTACCATTCTTAACAGCCACAGAAGCCCACAAACTATCAGCTATTCAGTTGTCAAGGTTCAAAATCTGCTTATTCTTCCGGCTCCGTTGGCTTTTCCACCGGCTTATTCTCCGGCGGTCTGTTTATCGGGGCATTGCGGCGTGGGTAGTGGATTCCGGCATACAGAAGATTCACACCGTTGGAATCCGGCACAAGGGAGAGATATTCCCTCACAGTATCCCGGTATAGCCGCTCCTGAGCCGCCTTGTCCGACAAAACAGCGTCAATCAGGGTACTGCCGCCCTCTGCTTTTGCCGTGTATGATATGGATTCGCTGCCGGAGGAGACAGAAGACACCACTTTCCCCCGGAGTGTGCCGGATTCGTCCGTTATGTACCCTTGCCCCTCTGATACCCGTTTGTTTGCCGCTTCAATCTGCCTAGCAATCTCAATCAGCTTGCAGACGCACCGCCGGACAGCTTCCACATCATCCTCATTGGTAGGGAACGCAAATTTCAGCTTATTCAGCGTGAGAGTGTCCACTTTACGGCAAGCCTCCCATGACAGCCGGTTAAAGTCGGTTTCCGGCATGGAATCCTCGCCGTATATGCTTTTGTAGTAGTCGTAGGTTACATATCCCATAGACTACTCCACGATTTCCCAGTCATCAGCCAGACAGTCACGGATTGACGGAACCCACATAGCATGAGAGCCGTCCACAGTGCTAATCTGCAAATACGGTTCACACTTGAACAAATCGCCCTCATTCATTCCCCATGCTTCGGCGGTCTGTTTGTTGCACGGAATCCCCTGTGGATAGCCTTTCTGATAAACCACAGACAGCCCATTGCCGTTCCAGCCTTTGCGTGTCATTCTTTTACCTTGTTTTAACAGTCGCAACGCTTCACCGAATCTAACAGTGCGAATATCAAAATCATTACTGCAACCGCCGACAGCTTCCACGACTACCCATTCATTGGACGCGATATTTTCAAGGGTGTAGAAAACATCCTCTGTTTCCCGAATATCCAACACCCTGCCGTCCTTGCAGTGCATTTTTACAGTATCGCCGTCTTTCTCCCAATATCCCGCCCATGACGGTAACTTTACTTTGTGTCCTGCTTTTAATGCTTCTAATGCGTTTGCAAAATTCATATTTTCCTCCAATCTGGTTTCCGGCATGAAATACTTTACATATCCCATGCCGGTTTGCTCCTTATGACAGCTTCGTACTCTTTGCCCTTGTCGTGCCGCCAGATTCCTCTCCGGTTTCGCTTGCGCTGGCTGCACCCGGTTTCTTGCTAAAGAAAATCAGGTCAGGCATAACAACTTTGCAGCCGTAATGGAAGAACATACCGATTGCATACGCATTAGAAAGGTCAATCTGCTTTGCCTGGTATTCATCTGCCATAACCGGCTCCGCAATCGCCCCGGTACACATAGCGATAATCTCAACGCCTTCCGGCTGGTGAACATTGGAGTAAATCCATGCGCCGTGATACCGCCCGAACTCCGCAACGTCTGTCTGAACATTTGCATTGCCTTTGGTGTCGATGTAGTCCCGCATTTCCTCGTAGGCTTCCGGGGAAAGAACCACATGAATGTCCTCTTTCTCAATACCGTCCACGAACTCATTCTTTGCGGTATGCAGCTTCATCACTACTGCCGTTACCCGGTCTTTAATGGTATCGCCAGACACTGTAACCTCTGTACCGCCGGCAACAGTCCCAACAGTGCCGTCACTCTCTTTGCGCTTGCCGACAGCTACAAGGAAAAAATTCTCGTCCAGTTCCCGAACCATAGCACGGGTAATAGCTGTGCGCCTTTCAGACAGCAATCCGGGGATTCCGCCAAGCCGGATATCCTTTTCCTCGTATTCCTCCATGATTTCCTTGTCGATGTCGATATCAACGGCAACCTCAAAACCCCTTCCCGGCTTGCCTTTTCTTGCCGCCCTTGCCGTGCCGTATTCCTCCGATTTTGCAGAAGCAAATCTTTTCGCTACAAGCGTTCCTGCCTGCGGGTCGCCGGATAATCTCTGATTTTTGAAAAGGCTCGAAATCGTCCGTCTGCCGACATTCTCGATAATGCCCTTATATTCCTCTGCAAGTTTCAGTTTTCCGTCTTCGGTTCCTGCCAAATCGGAAAGTTTTACAAGATTTAATGAATCAATAGCCATTTTGTTTGTCCTTTCTTTCTGTTTGATTTAGAAAATCACAGGAGCCGGACTGGTATCTTTTGCCGGAGCCTGCTTCGGCTCGGACTTGTCCGTGAACTTCGGCGCACTGCCGGCAGCTTTCTCTTTGGCTTCGGCTTCTGCCTTTTCAGCTTCGGTCTGGTAGAAGTGGTCTTTTTCGTTCTCCTTGGAAAGATAGTCCGACAGCCCCATAAATGCGCCGTCTTTCCACTTCAAACCGTCCTCGCCCATGATTTCACGCATTAGCGAATCCCTGACACGTCCCGATTCGATTTTCAGCTTGTCAAACTCGCTTTTGAGGTAATCCCGCTGGTCACGCTCCAAAATCTGCTTCGTAGCCATGTCCTGCGCTTCTTTTACTGCCTGTTTATACTTCTGGATTTCCTCTGCCTGTTTCTCCGGGTCGATGCCCTTGAACTTCTCCAGGGTTTCGTTTGCTGTGTCAAGCTGCCCTTTGTAATTGTCCCGATCTGCTTCTGCTGCCGTCAGCTTCTTAGCCTGCTTGTCAAACTCTGCAATGGTCTTGTAGTTCTCCGTCACCGCAGCATTGACCGCCGCTTTCTGTTCGTCCGTAACCTCGATTCCTGCTTCTTTCAAAATCTGTTCAATGTTTTTCATGTGTCATATCCTCCTAACATGGTTTTTAACAGCGTGTCCGCTGTATGGATTTAGGCAGATGAACCTCTGCCGGGGTAGCGCCCAAGCAAGGAGTCGAACCTTGCCGTCCATGGGTCTCATACAGTTTGCAAAGCTGAATCTCCCATAGCCAACACAGCCGTTGCTACTTTCCCTCTGTATGCGCACTTCTTCGGGATTTCACAAGTGTTGCAGGCGTAATCGGAATTGGTGGACTCGAACCACCGACACACGGCTCATAAGGCCGCCGCTCTAACCGACTGAGCTAAATTCCGAGGGAGTGCGCCCACCCACAAAGGGCAGACGCTTGATAGGAAAATGTGGGGAAGATTATTTTAAGCATATTTTTATCCCGTCTCGCCTGGTACGGATTCCCCAAATGCACCCGTGCGGAATCGAACCGCCTCTACAGCGCCATTACTGACGGATGCACCTTACAGAAAGGTTAGGTAAATACCGCCTATAACGGTCAGCACTCCGAAAAGTAACTGGGTTGAGTTCCAC